CATGCACAAGAGAGCCTTCAACAAAAGTTTTAACGTCACCGAAGTTTGTATTAACTTCGTTGGCGTTAGCAACCGTGCTGTTGCTGAAAGTGTTTGTAATATTTAATGTAGCCATTATGCTGTGACCCTTCTTGGACTGTACTTCAAAGTATGACTATTGATTCCCCACGCAACACCACCTGGACCCACAAACTCCAGCTGAATACTACGAGCAAGACCCATATTGCGACCTTTAATAAGCTGTGAACCACGGTTAGGTGCACCCCAATAAGCGACACCCCACTGCGAAGTCCCCCAAATCATTCCACTCAAAGTTTGAGGTAACGCCAATGTGTAAGCACGAATTTCTGTGCCGTCAGCTTCCTCATAATCACGGAAAACTTTAACTTGCATATTCCCTGCAACAGCACTTTGCTTCGCAACAATATCGGGACGCTTAAACATTTTCTTCTGACTATAAGTACCAGCGTCATACCATTTAGTACGATACCTACTAGTAAAAGAAGTGTCAGTACCAGTAATATTGTCTTGAGTTTGGTCAAACATGTCAATGTTCAATATTCTTGGTTCCGTTGCATGTGCAGCAAGATTGTATGTAGTACCAGCATCACTAACAAAAGTAGTTCCACCATTCACCCCACGACCATCAGCTGTGCAATGTTGAACCCATGCACCACGCTGACCAATACCAGGGTCATACACAAAAGACATACTTGAATATGTAAGTGTCGTTATTTCACTGTATGGAAGAGAAACCCATACACGTTGGTTAATGTAGTTAACAAAAATAGAATCAAGAGAAGCAGTATTTACATACCCCAAATCAAACATTGGTCGCATGGGTTCAAACAAATCCAACACACGCTCACCGTTATACACCATCAAACCCTCAGGATACGAAAAGAAATACACACCACGTTCCGTGGATGCGTACGCATTACCAGACAATGAACCAACGTTTCGTGAAACCTCAACAACTTGAAAAGTGTCAGAGTCGTAACCAAAAATTGCAAACACAGACTTCTTCTTGAAGACAACAAGGTGACCAGCAATGCTGGCAAGACCAGTTATTTCCTCACCACCATCCTTGATATCAATGTAGTCTGTGGAAGCCCAATCCTCTGGACTGTTTGGATGTGACCAACGAATACGGTTAGGGTAAGCAGTCGAGTCCTCGTATGTGTTGGCAACAAACACTTTGCCTGCATGCGTAATCGCATGTGAGGCTTTCGGGAAATAACCACCAGTAGGAGAAAGATACGAGTTCTGCCAAGTAGGACCACTAGCAGTCAACAGAGTTGCAGTAGTGCCAGTAGACCAACTAAACGACTGTGTGCTAGCCCCAGTAACGCCATATAGTGTGTTACCCCACGGAGCAAAAGAAGCACCATCAGGGCTGGAAACATCTATGTTTGTGATGTTGGTAAAGTTTCCACCAGTTGAATACCACACCTTGCCATTTGTTGCCGATTCAAAACCTGTTGTAAACATTGCATAGTTAGTTGCTCCATCAAAAGCAAAAACCTTTTTAGGGTTCCACGTACCAGTAATAGCGGTCGTGTTTACACGACGCATAGCTCCACGACTAAAGACACCACCACGTGGGTCAATCTCCACATTCAACATACGTGGAGACTCGTTAGGTGCAAGTTGAAACTGGTCAGCTCGAAGATTTAACCCACCAGTAAAATCATCTTGGCGAATAAGACGCAAAGAAGAAGCCATCTTATAGCGTCCTTCCAAGTGATTCAAGCCAGAACTTTTCTGAGAAACGAGTCGAACCTTTAGACATAACCATTGGACGATGAGAATCGGGACGCATAATTTCACGACGAGCCAACGCAACAGCCTCATCAAACGACTGCTTATACATAGCAGACATTTCATTATCTTCCTGCCTTTTGTATGACTGAGAAATTGCGTAATACGCAATAGCTAAATGAAAACGGTCATCACAATCAATTTCTAAAGTGTTGTTAGTTACCCACGTATAACTAGGCTTACGATAACCACGAACAGTAATCGGGTATACAGTGTCAGGCTTAGGATACAAACTTATAGTGTCTCCCCACAAAGTATAATTTAATGGGCGTGACGGAATATCAAGAGAACCATTCCACATAGCCTCGGCATAATCGGTACTAGTCAAAGTCAAACGATTTCCCGATGTGCTGTTATCCACCATGGAAACAACTTCACGCAAATCACCAGAACCAATACCAGAAATTGGGTACTCACGCTGGTTAATGACGGTGTTCATTGTGTATGTTTCTTGCAGAAACGGCCATCGACGTTCAAGATTGATGATTCTTTGAAAACCATCTTTCATGTACTGCTGAATCAGAGACAGGGGCAAGTCAACAGAGTCCAAGTCCGTGATGTCACGAACAATAGTTGTCAGCTCTGCGACTGTACTCATTTATCATCCTTTTTAGCCATAGAACGCAAGTGACCAACACAATAGTCAGTCTCTTTTGCTTTGGGTCCTTCACAGGTGTCGTTGTTGGCTATACAGCGATTGCGCCCCACATAGGGGGCACTGGCAGCAGCTAGACGAGAATTGGGCTGTGATTGGGCTGGGCGAGAATAGCGGTTAGCTGGCTCGCCATACAGGGAGTATGCTGGTTGAGATGTCATACTAAATAGCCTATTTCGTTACAAAAGAAAAAGGGGGCTTACGCCCCCCGTTTCTCGGGATTACTATTTGCGGTAAATAGATACAGCAGTTGAGCTGGTGACAACACCTACGAAAGTGCCTGATTCTCCAGCACCTACTGTTGCATTGCCGACCACAGTAACTGTCGTACCACCGACAAGAACTGCATTATGGCTTGAACCAGCAAGGTTAACAATCGTAAATTCAAACGATGTACCTACCGCTTCATCTGTCAACTGAGACAGAATCTGAGCAGCTGTGGCTGTCGTAAGGTTGCGATTGGCAGATGGGTCGATGGTAAACAACTTGCTATCAACAAGCTGTGCAGCGGTCAACGTAGCAGCAGCGTCAGACAAAGATACAGCAGTAACCTTTTCATGTGCCGTCACATAAGCTGACAAACGTGTGCGTGTAATTGGACCATCGGTTTCATTAGATTTAAGTGGCATTGTTTCTCCTAGAGATAAAGTGGGGTTGGGTTAATAGTGAAAGTGTGCGGGGGTTTCCCCCCGCCACAATCAAAGTTAAGCAGTCTTGGCTGTAAGCTTGCCTTGCTTCTCACGGTTGCGGACAGTGAAGTTGCCGTAGCACATGATGAGCGCATAACGAGCATCAAGGTCTTCTGGACGCATGAACTCTGTCTGAGCAAACCACTTGCCTGAGTGACCGACCAGCGTGAGGTACTTGCTGTTCAAGAAGAACATGGTACCTGAAGGGCAGTGCACATCATAGGTTACAGGAGCAGCTTTGAACAACAGGTTCTGGAAACCAGCATCTGCTGTCTTGTTGTCAGTGTAACGCAACTGTGGTTGCAGCAATGACTCATACTTTTCGTACAAGGTTTGCGTGGTCAACACCATGTCTGGGTGGTCGTTACCAACCGAAACAGTGTTGTATGCGATACCCATCTGGAGAAGGGTCAACGCAGTAGCGGTGTTCTCTTCGTATGAGTTCCAGTAAGAGCTAGTTGCACCATCGATACCACCAACGGAGTTACCGTTTTCAACAAGGTTGCCAAGACCGTTCCAGTCTTTGCCCGAGTTGCCAGTTCCGTTAGCGAAGAACATCTGGTTGAAACCTTCACGCAGTGACTCTTCAGCCTGCATGATTTTTGCTTCCAGAAGGTTAACAATTGCTTGTTCGCCGTTGTTCTTTGCTTCTTCAATACCGCTGATAGCGATAGAAGCTGCGTATTGCTTCCAGTCGTATTCAGCAGCAGTGATGCCACTTTGTGGTGTCAATGAAATTGGGTCATAGCCTGAGTATGAAGCCACAGTGCTGTTGGTGCAGTAAATCAACGGCTCAACAATCTTGGTTCCACCATCAAGCATTCGGATACGACCTTTATCCATAAGGAAATAGGTCAATGGACGTGCGGTGAACACGTTGTCAGTCAACTGGTTGCGGTAATTCGCAAGCGTCGTTGACAGAAGTTGGTCAAAATTAGGGTTTGACATTTTTACTCCTCGGTTAAATTAAAATCAGGAAATACCCAACTGCTTTTTAGCAGCAGTAAAAGCATCCCTAAAACTTGTTACAGGTTGAGTATCAGGAGTTGTGTTCTTAGCTGACGAACCACCGGCAATAACAGAAGACTCACGCTTAGCCTGGGTAACCTGGGCTGTTTTGCGTTCATTCTCCTGTTGTACCTTCTGGTTCACAAGTTGCTGCTGACGAATCTTGTCATAAGCCAACTGTTTATGGATTGACTCCAAATCAGTTGAACCTGTAGCAAGTGCCGTCGCAACTACTTCGTTTGCGTCGAACTCTTCTCCGTACTTTTGCTGAAGATTGCCGATAGTACGCTCCAGTTCAAGAAATGCCTGTTGTTCCTCAAAGGAACGAATACGGCTTTCCAACTGTCGGTACTGCTGCTCGACCGGGTCAACATACAAATCCTCATCTTCTGTGGCTTGGTTAAAGTTGACGCCGTAATGAGACTGCAACAGTTCAATTGTGGCAGCAGGGTCATTGTCCAACGCTTGTTGGATTGCCTGTGCAAATTGTACCTGTCGTCGCTCTTCAGCTAGTTGTTGTGTCTTGCGGGTATAATCCGCTTGACGCTGATATCCAGAAACCGCTTCCTTCAGAGGAACTTCAAGTTCTTCTCCGTCAACAACTACTTTGATATATTTATCGCCGTATTCATCTACCGGAAAATAGTCAATAGTTGACTCTTCGGTTGTTGTTTCTTCTCCACCTTCGATTTGTCCATCAATGATGGGTTCCGAGGTTTCGTCTTCAATAATTTCGTTTTCCACGATGTTCTCCAGAGTCCGTAAAAGGTTGCTCTAATAAGTAGGATTTTCGTTACATGGTGTTGGGCAAAGAAGCACCTTGAGCTTCGATTGCAGCCATCATCTGTGGCGAAATCGAACTAGGCATTGGCATGCCACCCGTTGGAACTTCTTCTTCCATCATCATTTCTTCCCCAGGTAATCCTGGTTGACCTGGGAGACCTTGGGGCAACTCACCCATAGGTGGTTGCTGTTCCTGCATCATAGGTGCAGGTGCAGCCAAGAAAGCTTCAGGTGCTTTCACACCAAAACCAAACTGCAACACGTGACGAGCAAGTGCAGCCATGTCAACAACTCCGGCACCCACAAAAGGAGCCATAGCATCAACCATCTGCAACGCCATCTGACGTCGGAACGATTCGTTTACTGGTTGTGTAGAACCAGCTTCAACTTCGAAATCAAACTCGCCCTTGATGTAGTCAGCATCAAAGTTCACCCAAATAGGCATAGCGGAAGAACCAACCACACGAACAGCTTGTTCACCAGTCATAAACTGTTGAGCCAAAGCAATCAAACGCTTAGCACACAAAGAAATAGCACGTTCAATCTCTGCCAACTTGTCAGACGTGCGAGCATTCATGGCATCCTGCATGATTGCTGCTTCTGTGGCTGTACGGCTAATTTCGCTAGCACCGCCACGCATAAACTCGGCAACACCACTAATGCGGTCAATGTCTTGCTGAATCAAGTTAGACACAGAATACATTTCTGGTGGGTTAACAACAGCAGGCATAGGAACAATAACAGAACCCAGTGGGTCTTCTGTGATTACCGGCACAAGCGTGTTGTCCTCATCAGACTCTAAAGCATTGCGTCCATCATTGTCAAAAGCCGACTCCTTATATAGCCATTTACGTGAGAAACGCTTACGATGGTTCATCATCTGTGTACGAGTGGCGTTTAACTCATACTGCAAAGGCTCAATAGCTTCCAGTTCACCCATCGGGTAGAACTGGTCTGGAACATCATAGTTGCGAATCATCACAAAAGGATGACCAAAGCCAAAAGGAATCTTTGTGGGGGCCACAAGAAACTTGTTTCCGTTTTCACAGAACACGGCAACAGTTCCACGTTTTAAATCATAGTATTCCCATACATCGACAAATGCTTCATCCATTTGGCGATTATGACGTGCACGTTCCTCGTCTTCACCCCAACGAGAATAATGGGTTCCTTCAACCTCTTGACGTGCATTACGATTGTATCGTGGGTCATTCTGGACATCTTTCAATGGACGACGTACACGCTGGGCAATCCATGTCATGTCATCTACAGATGTGGCTTCAGGGTCCACAAAAACATCAAAAGGAGAAACACGCTCAACAAAGGGGCGGTCTTCCACCACAACAGTTTCAGCTTCAATATTGAAACCTTCCTCGGGTGCAGCAATCTCTGCATCCTCTTCAGTTAACAAATCAGTATATTTTGATTCTTCAATAAAACGATAACCGACCTTCAACCAACCATGACCAACAATCAGGTAATCGTCTACTGCACGGCGCATTTGTTTTTGGCAATCAAAATGACGCCACCAATAGTTAATTACAGCTTCAGTAATAACAGCACGGTCAGCATCTTCCTGCTTACGAGCACCAACAGTAATCTTAGGATGGTTAACAGCGACACTAGGGGCAATAACGTTAATAGTCGAAAAACACGTGTTGACTAGCATGCGGTCTTCTTCAGTTAAATCATTCAACTGCTTACCACGATACAAATCAATCAAACGACGCCAAAGGTCGTCGTAATTTTCCTCATCACGCCATTTACGTGAATACGTAATCTTTTTACGGTAGCTAGCCAAAACGCTAGCATTTGAAGGACGAGCCATTAGGCTTCCTCGGTCTCTTCAAGGTATGCTTCAACAGCCCGGTATATTAGGTTGAGAACCGCAGCAACACCAGAAGCTGCAGCAACCTTCCAAGCTGAAAGATTTAATACAGCAGCACTAACTGGTGTGCTAAGGGCACCAAAAAGAAATGTTGCTACTGCTCGTTTAATTGCATCAGAGTACGTCATGATTGCTCCTGTGTGTGTGATTGTCATCCATGTGTGCATCAAGTTTGTCATCCATTCTGTCAACCTTGATAACTAGATGTTCTAATAGACCTCGAGATTCGGCGTGTTGTTCGGTGTTTTCCCGACGCAACCGTTGAAGAACAACCACCACAGGACCTGTGATGATTGCCACAGCGATGGGAACCCACCAGCTCATAAGTTATACCCAACGACTTCCGACAGGCTGTGGGTCATACCCACCAGCAATAGCATCCTGAACTTGCTTGTCTTGGCGTTCCTTGATGGTTGGACCATGAAAGTCGTCTTTACCATACGTAAAACCAATACGCACACCCTTAATGTGGCATCGAAAACAAATAGGACCACGACGAGGAAGTTCGTTTTCGTATTCAAACACAGTCAAGCACTCCGTGCAGGTAGTAAAGTTCATACTAAATACCCTAAACCGTTACATTCCGAACGTTATACGAGCCAATGACAACTTTTGGTTTGTATTCACGCACAATATGGTCCGAAAACCAATCTAAAGAGTACTTGGGGGCTATAGATTCCACCCGGTACTCAGGAAGCCACACATGCTTTAGCATTTGATTGGCAATAGCCAAAGACATCACACGGTCATCATGTGGGGAGCCATGCATTCTCCCATTATCTTCACGAACAAATGTTCGCAATTCACCAATAGTGAACTCACACTCAACAACCACATCATCATCACGCAACGCCTTAGCAAGCTCGTCAATAGCCAAAGGCTTAGAAGCAGCAGTAGTACGCCAACCCAGAATCTCCGTAGCCTGAGGGCTACGATTAGCAAGCCTACGCTGTCTATAAATATTGCGGTACCCTGTCTTTTGCAACGCCTTCAGCGTTGTCAAACCATGGTTGTTATTCTCAACACCAATCAACGCCTGATTATAAAACATCCCCAAGTTATACAAAACATCGGACCCAAACAGGTCAGGCTCCACATGACCATGCCACGTAGCAACCACTTTGCCTGTGGAAGCATCAATTACATGGGCGGAACTATAGTCACCATGGCTAAGACCTTCAGCAACGTCAGCACCCACACAATACGCTGTTTCACCATTGGGCATTTCCCACACAGACAACGGACCTTCTGACCCATGCATTGCGCCATCCCAAAGAAAACCCCTACGGGGTTGTTCTTTATGGAAAGACCCTAGAAGGTCGATGTCAAATACAGGACGACCAGAACGAACAAAAGCTTCATCAGGGTTAGAAGGATACTCTTGAGCCAACTGCCAGTCAGGAAGTTGCGCTTTTTTAACCTCATACCAATCCTCATCTCGGTCACCAGCAGACCAAGGAAAGAAGACACCTTTGAAGTCGTTGGTACCAGTCTGAGACCCCACCCAAAGTCGGTGAAAGATGTTTCCCTCACCTTTGGCTGTTGAAAGACAAACGATGCGCCCCCCAACGTCGGCAATTGGTTCGATAGAAGCCCAAGCTTCTTCAGAGTTTGGTAAAAACGCCATTTCGTCAATAAATACACGATACACCGATTCACCACGTGCAGGGTCATTACCGCTAGGTAAAGATTCAAGAGCAGATTCATTAGCGAACACCATCTTCAATTGATTATCGGATACTAGGTCTGGACCACGTTGTTTCATCCAATCAGGTAACATTTTGTAGCCATACTTAGATTTCTGTAAAAGCTTTGCTGCTTCACGCTCAGTACGGCTCAGCATGACCTCAAAGCGGTCCTGCCAAAAGAACACCTCCCAGAAGGCAAACGCTGCTGCAAGCGTACTGAAGCCAATCTGGCGAGCTTTGAGGACTATTGTGTTGCGGTACGATATCCACGCATAGACGGTCTCACGTTGCGCCTCACGCATCTCAAACAGGATACGCCCCCGTTCTGGGTGGCGTATGTACCAGTAGTTAGAGCAGAAGTACTCAAAGGCATCCACAAGGTCGGTATCGTCGGCGTCATCTGGTCCACGGCATAACCGCCACTCACGCTCATTTAACAATTCGTCAAGATTCATTTAATCGTTGTCTCGCATTTTCAGCAAAGGGTGTTCACCAGTATCACAATATGGGCAGTACGCCCAATTGGAGGGGTACTCCTCGCCACACTTGGAGCATTCCTCCAGTTCCATCACACAACCTTAAGAGCACGTGTCTGCTTCTCACGGGCAGCCACAGCAGAGATAAGTTCGTCTAGCTCTGAGTCGGACAGTTCGGAGATGCGTTTGTCTGATTTGACTTCCACTGTAGCGGGAGCCATTCTGTTTGTAGCCTGCAAGTATAGCTGGGCTGATTTAGTGTCACCCTCAACAGCTTTTTTATATAAAGTATCCAGAACGTTTTGTGTACGTTCAGGACTACCCTGGATTTCATCAACTCGTGACCGCCACTCATCAAGGAACACCTGCTTCTTTTCCCAGCGTCTCAATGTTTTTACATCAACGTCTAATTCTTTAGCCATGGCAAGCTTTGTGCCGGGCTGACGTTCGCTAGGGGCTGTGCATAGCCAATCAAGGTACCGTTGTTGAGTGGCAGTCAAAACCGTTTCTACATTCATACATTCATAGAGAATTCGTAACATTTCAGTCATTCCATTTTTAGGGTTTGAACAAAACAGGGGGGGGTAATAGTGAGAATCATTCTCACAAAATGTTACGGTGGGGGGGGATTATAGGGGGGGGAAGAAGAAACCCGCCCACCTGCCGGTGGCGGGTCAGGCTA